CTGTCGGGGTCACGAGTGCGCCAGCAGTTCTCCAGAGCATATCTATGTGCTGGAAAGGGGAGATAGCTAGCTTAGAAAGCTTAGAGATCGTGCTCCACTGCCTGATGCTTTTGTTGAACAAGACAGGGTCAGAGAAGAGCGTGTCAGGAGAAGTCCAGACCTGCTCCATCCAGTTCGCCATGTTAGTAGGAACGTGTACAGCTGGAGTCATACCCGAGCCGTCAGCCTTCACCCTTCCGTTCATGATCGGAATACCTGATGGTATCGCCCATCTAGGGTCACTGCCTTTCACGGTCGTGTTATCCATCAGTCCTCGCTCGGCTAAGCGAGTTAGGAACTTAATCGACTCACGATACTCAACCCCAGACATGCGCCTCTGGGCAGCCATCTTGTACGGGTCCCACATAGCAGGCACAAACTTGAACCTGTCCACCATCTCGTCGAAATCCCTAGCGTTACGAGAGTGCTCCATCGTGGTTTCGAATCCCGGGCGAGGGTCTTTCGATGTGCCCGAGGTCTTCCACAGCTTGTTGATTGTGTCCCCTTCAGGCTGGTCGAAGTATCTCCATATCCTGTTGAAGTAGTGCGGGTGTGCCATGAACCGTGACGCCATGTGCGACATGTCCATCTTGAACTGAGCAGCATTCTTTTCAGCAGCATAGGCAAGGAAGGTGAACATATCGTTCTCTTCCCTGTACACCCAGTTACGCTTGAGGTCGTAGTAAATCTCTTGCATCTCAGGTGACAGCCTGTGCAGCCACTTGTCAGGATTGTGCAACGCACGGTATAACGGCATGGCGTTAGCTTCGGTCCACTTCGTTATCCCTCGAGCTTTAGCAAAGGCTTCTCCCTCTCTAACGCCCTTGGCAACAGCCGCAGCTTCGTAGGTGCGCGAGGCGCTGAAGAGCCTTTGAGCGTCCTGTCCTATTGGCTCCCACGTATTGATCTCTGTGGCATCCCCCATTGCGTTCTCGGAGGCTCTGGCTCTAGGAGTTAGGTCTTCAGGGTCCCATCCTGTGTAGCTACCGGGAGGAGGAGGCTCTCCTCCACCATCAGCTCCCTCAGCAATCTTACGTGCAAGCCGGTCGTTCTCCATGGAAGCAATCACAGCATCGTCGGTTGAAGACGGGCGGTTCCAGTTATTGATTGCGTCTTGCAGCCGCTCAGCTTCTTCGCCTTTGACTACACTTCGGTTGAGATATCGGTTGACCTGATCTCGTGTGATTCTCTGCGAGAAGCCAGACCCTTTGCGAGAGCCTGTTACACGCCCGCCCTTGATAACGTCAGCGTCCGTCTGACGGAAGATTTCGTCGGCAACCTCCATGATCTGCCGTCGGCTCTGCTTGTTTACCTTGCTTCTGTTCTGAAGACCTAGAATCTCCCCTTCTGGAGACAGGGACTCGACAAGTATTTCGTACTCGTTCTTGTTGCTCTTGCCCAGCTTAGAAGGGTCTGTCTGGTATCCCCGACCAGTCATTTCAAATAGAGGAGTCCCGTCAGCAGAGACCCCTCTTTGCTTGGTTATTGTGACCAGAGCGAGGGGAGCACCAGTGTCAGAGGTAACAGAGTATGTGTGCGTGTTTCGCGATGTCAGCTCTGCTGCTTCACGGATAGTAAGATCACGACCCTGACCACGGGCAAATCGTATAAGTTCTTCGGGAGTTCCGAACTGGTTCGACTTCAGCCCTTGGATAATCTGCTCTTCAACCTTCACAGTCTGGTTGAACCCCGTAGCGATCAAGGTGCTACGGATAAGGGCTTCTTGGTTCTTTGTAAGAGGGTAGTTTTCTACGGCGTTCCGAAGCCTTCTAGCCTCTGTAGCGTTAATGGCACGGAAGTGCTTGCCGTAAATAGGAGCAAGGGCACGTATACGAGCGTCATCGCTAAGCTCAAAGGCGTTTCTCATGCGTCGTGCATCGCTGCCAGATTCTCCGACAATGTTCGAGACCGGACCATCTATTACACCAGAACCTAGAACCTGACGTGTGCGAGCTTCTTCTACCTGCCTGTTAGTGGCTCGTGCCACAGGGTCTTCTATGTCTGCGATGTTCTCGTCGCGAACGACCTTCTTACGGTTAGGAGATTCGTCGAGGAACTTCTCAGCTTGTGACGCCTTGAGCATCTCAGCCAGCTCTGCATCCTCAGCTTCTTCAGCATCGAGGTTCTCGATCAGCCGTTTGTTTAAGTTCTTCTGAGCTTCTTTGTAGGACAGGTCCTTAGTGGCAGGGTCTACAGCTTCAGCTTTACTGTTATATACAGCAGCAATTTCATCTACTCGACGACTATCAATCTCAGACGACTCTTGTTGATACTTTGCAAAGCCTTCATCATCCAGCATCTCTCTTGCTGACGGCTCTTTGAAAATCCCCTCATCTTCTGCGCGAGCACCAATGCCGAGTTCGTCTGGGTCTACCCCTAATTGTTTCCAAGTAAATGTTGCAACTGGCTTTGGAGGATTCAGACGATCAAATCCTTCACCGAAGCTTATATCTGCACCTAAGTCCCCTTTTGGAAGGTCAGAGTTACGGAATACGTGAACTACATCTCCGTACCCTTGCTCTGTAAGAGGGCTGCCCGAAAGCCCTCCTGATGTAAGCCCTTCCCTGATAACTCCTCCTACATTGCCAGATACATGAAATGAAAATTCCTCTGAAGGTCCGCCGGTTTTTATTAGGTCCTTTGTATGGTTGAGAATATCGACATTCCCAGTTCGCCCACTGTCGATAGCAGGGTCAAGCGCCTTAGTGTCTAACGCTTTGAACTGACCTTTAGGAATGATTACATCTCGACCGTCAGCGAACAGCTCCCCTGATGCTTCAGGTAGAAGGTCTCCTGCTGCGTTCTTGTCAATCTCAAATACAGTACCTTCGTACTGCCTGCGTGCGGCAAGAGAAGACCCGTCTGGCTGACTGGAGCGAGTAGCGTATTCCTGAGCAGACTCAAGGTTCTCGGTAAAGGAGACCCCGTTTTGCTTTCCCCCGAAGTTGGAAGACTGCTTGAGAACTAGATCACCATCCTCGTTTACGAACGATGCTGCGTCGGTAGATCGTGAGCCGTGGTAAATCTTTACTGATGTAGAAGCAGAGTCATCGGTAGTACTTGCGCTGCCACGTCTAGCCAGTTCTACATTCAAGGTGTTTATCTGGTCTTCTACGTCAGGAACTACTACGTCTGACTTATTCACGATGACTTCAAGGTCATCCCTAAACTTAACAAGCTGCTCGTCTGTTGCGTTTTCGATGATCGAGTCAGTCATTCTCGACGAAGGGGTCTTAGGAGCTTCAGGCTCCACGTCAGGAACAATCCTGCCTTCAGTATCTACCGTCTTACCGTAGCTTCCGCCCGGGTTTACAGTTCCGCTGAAGCTTGGGTCTTCTGCTGTTTGCCTAGACTTTACATAGGCTTCAGCAGCTTCGTCGACGTAACGAAGGTCTCCTGCGATCTTGGCGCCTTCAATCGTCTTGCGTATGACAGCAGGAGAACCTGCTGTAAGACCAGCTGCTACAACACCACCGGCAATAGTCAGTGGGATTCGCGCTGCCGGGTGAAGGTCTTCGGTGTGTTCGAGTACTTCCTGAGCACCAAGAACTCCACCAACCCCGACCGCTGCTTCAGCTCCAAGTGCTTTAGGAAAGTTCGAGGCAAGAGGTCTTGCCATTGAAGCAAGGAGTCTGCCTACAAGTGGGGTAGATCGAAGACCAGCCGCAATGGGTGTGCCAAAGCCAGCCGTACCGAGCAGCAAGGCAATCTCTGCTGGAGAGGACATCTGTGCAAGAGCACCAAGAACAGGACCACCTACGTCACCAATGATGCCGGGACCTTGACGTCCGAAGTCTTCCGCCATTTGAGGGTCAACAAGAGGTACGAGAGGGCTGTCGCCGGGAACTATGCCCTGATCACGGCGCCCTTGATTGATACGCCCTGAGAACTCAGCCTGACGATTACCCCGTGCTGGAGTACCGCCGCCGCCGCCTGTATCTTGCAACTGCTGGCGCTGAGCTTTACGACGTTCAAGAAAGTCTTGGAGGGTCATTTAGAACCCCTGCTGTGATTTGCCCTGCCCGAAGTCGAACATCGTACCGGCTCTGCCTAGCACGCTGGCGTCCGAGAAGGAGCGGTCTGTACTCTTCAGTGCTTCTTTATCGAAGTTGAAGGTAGATTGATTGCCTACAAAGTCCCGGAACTTAGTTACGTTCTTATCAGGAGACAGGTTAGACATCTCCCCGACGTGCTTGCCTAGGAACTGGCTGAACAACGGCTGGAACATCGACTGAGAGATACGTGTATCCCTAGTAGACCTCCCTGCGCCTACTCCAAAGTTCTGAAATATGCCACGTAAACCCTGTTCATCGGTCTCGAAGAGATCAAGAAGAAAGTCGTTGTTCTGATTTGTCATTGATTACAAGCTCGAACCTTCGAAGAGGTTCCTGCCAATCTGATCTTTCATGAAGTCTGACATGTTGCGGGATACGTTGGCAGCTCCGCCGCCTGTGCCCTGTCCTGCCCGCTGGTTCTCGAAGAACCTATCAGAAGCCTGAGACACAGCGTTACGACCGAACATCGCAGCGAAGAACGGAGATCGTTCAAATAGAGCACCGAGTGCTAGGTTTCTAGTTCCGCCCGCAAGATCGCTACCTGCTGTAGCTGGGCGCTGGAAAGAACCTTCCATATCGCCTTCTTCGTTAGCTGCACCAGCACCTGAGTTAGACAACTGGTTGAACACGTTACGAGATCGAGATGCGATTCCGCCGAGGTTTCCGCTCCTCAGCAGGTTCGTCAGGTTGAGGTTATCTGATTGCGCAGGGTTGAGACCCTGTCCGAACCCAAGAGCTGCCTGTGCCGCTGGGAGAAGCAGAGACTCTGCCTGACTTGCAATAGAACCGCCGGGGCTAATGCCCTGTCCCTTCATGAAATTACGAAGGGTGGCTCCCATATTACCGAGGTCGCCAAAGATGTCTTCGGTATCTAGATCATCAGGACTGAGCGTGTTGTTGTCTTGCAACGCGTCTTTAACGTGGGTAGCCTGCGTGAAGCGACCATCATCAATAATGTGTTCTTCTCTCTCGAAAGTACCCCTGAGTCGACCCTCTGTTCCTCCTGCCTCAGAGATTACACCAAGGATTGCGCTCTCTTGAGAGCTCGGGGCATAAATGTACTTCAGGACCCCGCTGGCATCTTTGTAGCTATATAGTTTCCACATGATTTACCTGCTTATATCGGGAGGTTGTTAGGTCCGAAGAGACCCGTTCCCGGTCCTTGCCTGTCGGCTGTTGTGTTTGCGCCTGCTTCTGGCGACGGGTTGTTCGTGAGCCCAGTAAATACTGACTGAGCCGGGGCGCCAAAGGCTGGGTTAGAGCTCTGACCTCCGACTCCTATACCCCCAAATGATACAGAATTCTTCGAGGTAGTGTTCGTGTCAGGTCCCCGGAAGTCCGGTGTGACGTTCTCTGACTTGAACTCCAGCGTGCTTGGCATACCAGACATCGCCTGATCTACCTGCTGTTTCATCTGGCTCAGTTGCATCATCTTCATTGACCCTTCGACTTCCATCTGCAACGTAGTCAACCTAATCTGGTCGAGGATTGCAGAGGCAGCCATGTCGTCACCATCTTCTTTCACGGCGCGGTACTGATCAAGTAACGCCAACACCGGTGCGGTCTGGCGAGTCAGTATCTCCATGTTCTGAGAAGACAGTAGCTTGGGGTCTTGGATGTTGAGGATATGCTCGCGAACGTACTCAAGCGATGTGAGCGGTTCGCCTGTCACAGTAGGCGCCATAGCCATGTTCGCTACGTTCCACCTGATGGTCTCGTCTTCTGGTAGGACGAGCTCAAGTGTTACAGTGATGGCGTCATGACCAATAATTTCACTCGGCTCAATTTCTTTGTTGCTGAACCTATGCCGGTCAAACCGTTTGCCCGAGACCGTTATGGGCTCAAACGCACCCGTCTCATACTGAGCCACAAGAACTTCCAGACATCCCTCCAGACAGAGCTGGACCGCCTCCATCCGGGGCAGTACTCGATGTTCAAGGTTGTTTCCAAGTTGGCGGAGAGCTACGGCACTGAGTGGCTTGTCTAGGATTCCGAATCCTTGAGGCGGGATACCACCAGCAATAGCGTCCCTCTGTAAGAATTCGAGGAGAACTCCTGCTGACCGGTTCATATCCGGCGTGATCATAGGCTGAACGTCTTGTTGGTCTGCGGCAGACACTGCTACCTGAGAGCCCTTTTCGTTCCAGCCTTCTTCCAATTCTTTAGTTCCGTCTGACGACGTTACCTTGGTCGGAGGGTCTGATGCCTTGGATACCATATCGACGATGTACGAGGCAGACCGGTTGATCTTGTCCCACACATGGCGGTTCTCAGCGAAGATGCTTTCACCGAAGTCGGCAATCATCTTGTTGTGCTTGTCGACGTTCTCTGTCTCACGAGGAGCTAGGTGAGGGTCTGAGCCTACTGGTGTGATGACACACGGGAAAGACAGAGTGAATAGATCAAATAGCTTCCTAGCCCACTGGTCGTTGACGAGCGTGCCCATCTTGTAGATGTAAGGATGGCGGTCAAATACTGACGGAGCCTCAGGGTCTGCGTCGGGGTTCTTCTCTCGAACGTAATAGTCGAATACTTCTTCGACTTCGTCGTCGTCGTCGACCTCGTGCTCCCACCCCTTGAACTCAGGATAGGTATCTCTGATCTCTCCTCGAGACATTCGACGTCTGTGCGACGCCCATACAGGCTCTTCTTCCCCGGGTTGGAATACAAATTGAGCAGGGTCTATCGGAAGAATATCCTCGAAAGTCTCTCCGTTTTCACGGCGTCGAAGAAAAGCACGAGCCACAACGTAACGACCCCTAACAACTGAGTGCCACGCAAGTTGGCGTTGAACACGAGGGTCTCCGTTCCGTCGCATACGGCGGTCTACGTTAGAAAGCATCCCAATACCGATAGCCTCTGTGAGCTTGTTACGCTCCTCTTGGTCTTTAGGGGCATCGTCGTTGGGGACACGGATAACCATCTCGGTCTCCGCAATGAAAGCAATAATCTTCTGCGCTAGTACACGAGGTTGGTTGGTCGTGTACGCGTCTTCAGGCATGATCTGATCGTCGAGGTCTGGCTCCCAATCTTCAAGAGTCCAGTAAGTCTCGTAGTCACGGTGCATACGGCTGAAGATGGGTTCTTCGTTTCGGAAGTAACGACGTATTGTCTTTATTACTTCGCCGGGATTCGTCGATGGCATCTATATTCGTGCCTTTATTCGTCGCCTAGTGCGGCGCTTCACGCCAATGTTCTGTCTGAGCCCACGCCCAGTAGCATATCCCAATTTGTTCACGAACAGGTAGGTCAATGCCTTTATCGAGTCGCAATAATCGTCGTGAGGCTTAGCGGAAACGAGCTGTCCGGTCGTGTCGGTCTTGTATGAATATACATGTGTCTGACCGTCGAATGGATTTGGCGCGCCACCTAGCTCTGAGATCAATAACCTTGCTCTTGGGGAGATAATCATGTTCGGCATGTGGGTATCAGGGTTGATAGTCAGCATGGTCTTGAACCTGTCGATGCCGGGGAGTATATCTACCTTCTGGGAAGACAGGTGAATG